AAACAAGCAAGAGACATGACAAAAGCACAGTTGTTGCGTGGTACTTTCCGTGTTCTATCTCTGAAACTTGCAAAAGCAAATGTTCCACTTCTAGTGACAAACCATGTTTATGATGTTGTTGGTGCTTACATTCCTACCAAAGAAATCTCTGGTGGTAGTGGATTGAAATACGCCGCTTCATCCATTGCTATGCTTGGTAAAAAGAAAGACAAAGACGGTACTGATGTTGTTGGTAATATCATCAAAGTCACAATGCACAAGTCTCGTTTTACTAAAGAGAACAAGAAAGTGGAAGTGAAACTGTCCTATGATACAGGTCTTGATAGGTATTACGGGCTTCTCGAACTTGCAGAGAAATATGATATCATTAAAAAGGTATCAACTCGTTACGAACTACCAGATGGTCGTAAAGTATTCGGTAAAGCAATCAATGAGAATCCCGAAGAATATTTCACTGATGAGATTATGGCTCAACTAGAAGAGGCCGCACATAAAGAATTTATGTATGGTCATGATGAAGAAGAAGTGGTAGAGGAACAAAATGAACTTGCCGAAGTTTAATGTAATCGAACATAAAGATTCTTTTCACGAAGATTTGATGTGTATCGAAATATTGGAAGGTGATTACTCTGGTGTCATCTTCCAATATGACAATCTAAGACTCGAAGAGAAAGATGACGATGATGTGCAAATGCATTTCAACTTCATCACTGTCAAGAACGAGCAAGGTTTAGACTTGACAGAAGAACCATTTATTGATACAATAGGCGCAATACTAAACGAACTGTTAAGGAACTTTGTTGATGCGAATAGAACTGATGGTGCTGAAACACCTTCTGAATGATGAAGGTTATGCAAGACGCACACTACCATACCTCAAGCCTGATTATTTCCAAGAGAGACATGAGAAAACCATTTATCAAGAAATTGATAAGTATATCTCTCAATACAATGCTCTACCCACTAGAGAAGCGTTAATAATCGAACTTGATAATAATGGTAAGATATCAGATGAAGACTTTTCTGAGTGTAGTTCTATTATTGGTGAACTAACAATCACAGAAGAAGTCGATAAAGAATGGCTGATTGAAAAGACTGAGAAGTTCTGTCAAGAGAAGGCTATCTACAATGCAATCATGGACTCGATATCAATTATTGAAGGAAACTCAAAAGAGGAAAAGGGCGCAATCCCTGAGTTACTATCCGATGCTCTTTCTGTGTCTTTTGACCCTAGCATCGGTCACGACTTTTTGGATGACGCTGATGATAGGTGGGATTTTTATCATCGTATTGAAGAGCGTATTCCATTCGATATCGACTACCTTAATAAGATTACTAAAGGTGGTCTTCCCAAAAAATCACTAAACATTATCCTTGCTGGAACAGGAGTCGGTAAATCGCTTGCGATGTGTCATATGGCTTCTGCTAATCTACTAGACGGTAAGAATGTTCTCTATATTACTATGGAGATGGCAGAAGAAAAGATTGCAGAACGAATTGATGCGAATCTGTTGAATGTGACACTGGATGATTTAGCATCACTTCCAAAAGATATGTATGATAAGAAGATTACAAGAGTAAAGGGTAAGACATCTGGTAAACTGATTGTCAAAGAATATCCAACTGCATCCGCACACACTGGACACTTTCGACATCTATTGAATGAACTAAGACTAAAACGCTCATTTATTCCAGACATTATCTATGTTGATTATCTAAATATTTGTATGTCATCTCGTATCAAGTCTGGCTCTAATGTCAACTCATATACCCTCATAAAGGCGATTGCAGAGGAACTGAGAGGACTTGCAGTAGAAAGAGTAGTTCCGATAGTCTCTGCAACACAGACAACAAGAAGTGGTTATACCAGTTCAGATATTGGACTAGAGGACACATCCGAATCATTTGGTTTGCCTGCTACTGCTGACTTCATGTTTGCTCTTATCTCTACTGAAGAACTTGAAGAATTGAATCAGATTATGGTCAAGCAGTTGAAGAATCGTTATAATGACCCTACCTTGTATAAGAGGTTTGTTGTTGGTGTAGACAGAGCAAAGATGCGTATGTATGATGTAGAACAAGAAGCACAAGAAGATGTTCTAGATGGCCCTGTGATGGATAACTCTGAGTTTGGAAAAAGAGATAACGAGGAGCAGATGATGAAGTGGGCCACCAAAACAATGGGAAGAAAGGACTTTAGTGGGTTAAAGGTATGATAGAACTTGCATATGCTGGTATGGTAATATGCAAACTCGTTTCACAAGACATTGACAAGAACACTGATAATAATGACAGAGTTTGCGAATACAAATGTCAAGATAAAAGGAAAAATGAAGTAGTGTATACGGACAATCAATATCAATGTCCTAGAACACTTTATGTTGATAAGTTAGAGAAAGACAAATGACACGATATATTAAATGCCCTATGTCTATAAAACAATTTGCTCACCATACTAAGTATAAGGAAAGACTGCTGGATGCTATCTCTAATTCGTGGGCTGAAGAATATGTTTATCCAGATTGTTACACTGATATTGATAGGTGTGACTATGCAAGGGCTGGTGATTTAACTAAGCCATATTTTCACATGATTGATAAGCATATGTTTAATCACCTAAAAGAAATTTACAATGATTGGGGCTATACCTTTTTCAAAATTCATGACTACTGGTTTCAGCAATATAAAAAGGGAAGTGAGCATGGATGGCATACTCATCTAAACTGCTCCTTTACTGGAGTTTACTATCTCGACCTGCCTGAGGATGCGCCAAAACTTCAGATAAGAAATCCAGACTCATTACATGAGATAGAGACAATTGATGTAAAAGAAGGTGATGTCGTGATATTTCCTTCACTGGTCTTGCACAGAAGTGCAAAAAATCAAAGCGATGAAATGAAGACAATTATTAGTTTCAATATGTCAGTATCTTTGGAAAAGGTTGAAGGACTATATGATGACTAGAAAAGAAGAACTTCTAACTATTCTGATGGAAGAGTGTGCAGAGGTAATTGTAGCCGCATCAAAGATTAAAAGATTTGGTGAGGATTCAGAATACCAAGGTGAAAATGCACTTGAAAGTTTGAATAAGGAATTGGGAGATTTGTACTGTATCATTGATTTGATGCATGGTGAGGATTTGGTTTCCTATACCAAAATGGATGAGTATGGTGCAAAGAAGCATGAAAAACTAAAAGTATGGAGTAACTTGTTTTGAACAACTTAATTTTTATGATAGCCTTTTTGGTAGCATTGATTATCATTGCACCATTTGTCACCATCTGGTCACTCAACACACTGTTTGGACTAGGACTTGAATTTAATGTAGCAACTGTCGGTGCAGTATTATGGCTACAAATGATTACCTTTGGTAGTGGAGCATTCTCATCAGCAACGAGGAACAGCAAATGAATTATGAAGTAAGACGACATGGTGACAAGTGGAAAGTCTATGAAAACCGCACACAACAATATATCACCACAAAAGACAAAAAAGCAGTCGCCGAATCAGTCGCCGAATCGTTGAATAATGGTGCTGGATTTGACGGAGAAACTCCAAGATTTTTCATAAACGAATCATATAGTTACGAAACGCCTTGACAACTATCTAGAATTTGGTATAATGTATCTGTTATTGAGAGATAGGGATACATATGTTACTAATAAATGTCACAGGTTGTAACGGTAGAAAAGCGGCTTTGCTGAAAAGAGCCGCTGAATTTGCTTTCTATACTCTTATGCCTAGAGTTCAAAACTTTGTTGGTATTGACATCGTAGTAGAAGAAAACTTGGATGTTTCTGCTTATGAGGTTATGATTGGTGAGCGTGAGTTTGAAATCACCATCAACAAAGAAGAAACGGGCGATGACCTTCTAACTGCTGTTTTCCATGAAGTTGTTCATGTCGTTCAAGATTTGCGTAGATGGAAGCGTGAATTGAGTGACGGTAGGATGATGTGGTTTAATGAAGACCATACAAAAACTACTTACTATAATCAGCCTTGGGAAAAGCAGGCATATGAACTGCAAGAAGAAATCTTAGAAAAATGGCAAAAAAATTAAAAAAAGCCCTTGACTTTTTCTGTAGACCCATTATATTAGTATTGTAAGAGAGAGATTGATTCGGAAAGAGAGGTTTGATTATGGCTTACATTTCACAAGAACAGAAGAAAGAACTTGCCCCTGCTATTAAAGCGGTTCTCAAAAAATACAATATGAAGGGTAGCATCGGCATTGACCGTCACACTAGCCTTCGTGTTCGGGTCACTGAAGGCCCTTTGAAGTTTGATGATTATGAGCAAGTCAACACTTACCACATTGAAAAGTTCTACGGTAAAGACACTAAAGAAACTGCTTTTCTGACTGAACTTGTCGCCGCTATGAAAGGCACTAAGTGGTACAACAACAGCGACTATATGACTGACTATTTTGATGTCGCTTATTGGATTGATGTTCATGTTGGTCGGTGGGATAAAGCCTACCAGCAGACTGTTTAAGAAAGAGAGGTTATTATGAGTAATGCTACTAATGAAATGGTTAAAGAAAACATCCTTGATGAAGTGATGGCTATGACTATTGAAGAATTTCAAAATGCGATTGATGAGAAAAAAATTGCTGGAAACACAATAGTCGATGAAATGGTCGAAAATTTAGTTATGGAAATTTTTCAAGAAAAAGCCATTTAGGGGGTTGACATTTCTGTCAATTCTGCTAGTATATAAGTATAGTGATTCGCAATAGAGAGAGGTTTTATTATGAATATTGATTTCACAAAAATTGAAGTGATTGAAGTTGAAGATATTGATTTCAATGATGCTCCTGACTTCTGTGATGCTTTCATCGCAGAGGCTCTAATCGAAGGTCGTGAAGCGACTGATGAAGAGTTAGACATCATCAATGAAAATGCTGACTTTGTTTACAAAGCAGTTACAGACTATCTTTACTAGAGAGGTAAAATCATGTGGGTAGCAAAACCAAATTTGAACAATAACACAGGTCTCAAAGAGTTTGAGAATGTGAAAGATGCTGTGAAATATCTTGAAGAATACACAGGTATCGAAATGGCTTATGACCGTAATCGTAAGACGAAAAAAATCACTTACGATTGGGAATTGATTGGTAAATTGTGGGAGACTGCTAATGTCTAAGATGTGGAAACTTCACCAGATTGTTCTGGATAAAGGTGTTGTTGAACTTATCAACAAGGAAGGGTTTCAAGCCCATGTCAAAGGTGTTGCTTACACTGAAGCATTGATGAAGGGTGACCCTAAGATTGGTTTGATGCACAAGTGCTATGACCATGTTGCCAACATTGTTGCTGATGATTTGGAGCATTGTTTTGAGGTTGGTAACATTGGCCCTGAAGACCGTATTGAACGGTTGGATAAGATGCACTCGATTTCTGTTGGTGATATCCTTGAGGATGACACGGGCAAGAAGTTTGTTTGTGCGAAGTTTGGTTGGGAAGAAGTGAAAGAGGTGGCATAATGAGTAATCAACGACCCTTGAAGCGCAACAAGTCATACTTCAATGATAGTGGTGCTATGTTGCGACAGGTAATCAACTTTGCAGAAGAAGCAGAAGAACTGCTAGAGAAGCAAGGTGAAGAGGATGCCGCTTTCTACTTTGGACAACTAAAAGATTGGTTGCGTGAAAATCCATCAAAAGGTTTTACGGTGCCAACACATCGAATACTAGGATTGTGATATGAAATTATATTTGGATATGGATGGAGTCCTTGCAGACTTCTTTGGTGGACTAGAGAAAAGGTTCAATGTTGCACATTGGAAACAGATTCCCAAAACTGAGGAATCCATCTATGCGCTAAAGGGAACTGACTACTTTAATACGCTAGAGCCTTATCCTACTTCTTCTAAATTGATAGAGTTTGCTAAAACTAATTTTGGTAAGGATTGGGGTATCTGTTCTTCACCACTAAGAGGTGACAGAGACAACTCCGCATTCTGGAAAAGAATTTGGTTAGACAGGTATGGTTTCATGCCTGAGATTGAAAACCTTATCTTTACAGGACAGAAAGAACGGTATGCTGTCAACAAAATTGATGGAACTCCAAACATCCTAGTGGATGATAAGCCTGATAACATTAGACGCTGGATTGATAAAGGTGGCATTGGTATCAAGTATCAAGCAAATGAAGATGATTTGGAAGAATACCTTTTTGTGGAATTGATGAAATGCGTAGAGGCAAAATAAATACAAAGGAACAATATATCCAAGCAAGGATTGAGTTCCTAAAGGATGAGTTGAAGGTAACACACGACTGGCGTGACCAGATGTGGTATCGGAAACTCATTCAAGAACTTGAATGGATTCTTCTGGTAGATGCTGATAAAGCAGAAAAAGAAATCGAAGAAATTGCAAAAAAAATTAAAAAAAATGTAATTTAGCCATTGACATCTGTGCTTACGCCACTTATATTAGTATTGTAATGATGAGAAAAGAGGTAAATATTATGAATGCAGTTGAGAAACTCCTTGAGAACATCAAGAAAGATTACTATGAGTGGACAGTTGCTTGCGCTAAAGGTGACTTGAGTGAAATCAATAAGCGCATGATTGCTGAGTTCAACGAAGAACTTGGTTACAAAGAGGGTAACAAATACATCAAAATTACTACAAAGAACGGTGGTAGCGTTTGGGGTTTTGTCGTCAACACTGAGACTGATAAGAAGTTTCAGAAGGGTGACATTCTCAAGCCCGCTGGTTGGGCGGCGCCTGCACGAAATGGCGCCCGTGGTAATATCTTTGAGGACTACACTATTCGGTGGACAGGTCCTCTCTACTTGCGCTAGTCGCAAGCGTGATACGAGACGGTCGGTCACGAAAATAGAATCAAAAAGCCCTGCCTAGGAAGTGGGTTGCCGTCCAAGTTTCAGAGTTTGGTTTGTCGGACTACCTCTCTCTCACTCTCTCTAAATAGTCCGACACTCTGAGGGGAGGCGCAATGTCTCCCCTCTCCCCTAAACAGGAGAAGGAAATGAAGTTCAAAGAGTTATATTTTCACTCAGTTGCTATTGCAGTAGGTGTTGGTGTTCTTACTGGATTTAGTGGAATAGCATCTGCTGAAACTGTAATTGATTACACAAAAAATATTATTAATCGAACACCATATAATGTTGAAGTCTGCACTGATAAAAATGTATCTGGAGACAGAACTGGTGATGCACTAAAAGGTGCTATTATCGGTGGTTTGATTGGTAACAATATTAAAGGTGAAGAAAATGGCGGTGCTATCGGTGCTGTTATTGGTGGTATGCTTGGCCATGCAAATAGTGATGCTACTTCTGGCACTCAACGAGTCTGCGAAGTAACAACACGATATAATGAAGAGGTGATTGAAGTCTATTCACATTCAGTGGTGACTTTTTATCATGATGGAAAACAATATCAATTGAGGTTTGTTAAGAAATGAGTGATTGTGTAGACTTTAAGCAGATTGAATATCATCAGATGACAATCTATAAAACTATGTCAGTTGGAAATGAATGGATTGAAGAACAAGGTCTGACAGTAGATAGGTTCAAAGAAATCCTATCACATAAAGGTAGTGGTTGGAATGCTCCAGAACCATATGGTGAAGAACCTACAGATGAAGAAGAAGATATTTTCATGGAAATTGTTTGGGGTGCAGACTGTATGGACTCCGAAGAAGATTTGTGGACTGACCGTAAAGGCGGTTACGATATCGACTATGAATTGATTGAGGATAATGATGAGTGATAGACGATATAGAATCTTTGGTGCTAGATATGAGTTGTCAGATAAACTTATGCAAAATCCACCACACACACCTGGCGAAAAGGGTGGAATAACTTGGCCTGATGAGTTGACTGCAAAACCAAAGGTGTTTCATATTGAGATAACTCAAGATAGAAAACGAGTTGCATTTCTAACTCGTAAAACTTATGCAGAAGCAAAGCAAGTAGGTGAAGAGTATGCCCCGTCAACTGTTTAAGAACCGATATGGTGATACGCAGTCATTTGAATGGACAGAAGACAGAAATATTCTTTGGCGTGGTTCTCGCAGTTATGAGAGAGTTTCTGTCGATGAAGAAAATAATATTACAATGGTTGACCCTTCTGGTGGCCCTTACATGGCAGTTGGTGATGTCATCGACTTTCCAAAGGACTTTGAAGGTTATACCATAAAGGGGTTTCAGTCACATGAAGAAGGCTATATAATTGTTGTATAAGTTTGCGCCTATGGTGAAATTGGTAGACACGCTAGATTTAGGTTCTAGTGCGAAAGCGTGGGAGTTCGAGTCTCTCTAGGCGCACCAAA